CTATCGCAATGTCGTCATTTGAAAGGAACGCGGTCTTGCGGTCCCATTCGATAGACGACTGAACGCGCGCCTTCGCCAGCCCATCGGCCGCAGCCGCCGCCTTATCAGCGAGGCCGGACATTTCCGCTTTGGCTTTCGCCGCAGAAGGCGTAAGGCCGTCTTTCAGGCCAGCGGCAACAAGTTGAGCCATGGCCTTGCCGCGCTCTTGCGCGGCGGCGCCGAGATCAACCGTCTTCGCCATCGCTTCGGTCGTTTGAATGTACTTCAACAACGACTCTTCAGCGCGGTCGTAAGCGTCCTTTACTTCGCGTTCCGGCTTACCCTTGGACTGGTCCTTGTTAGTTTTCTCGTAAAGCGCTTCAAGGTCCGTGTTACTGCGGGCGATATTGGCCGGGTTCTGCATTGAACTGCCAAGCCGTTGCTTTGCTTGAAACAGCGCGACGCTTCGCGGGTCATCGGGATCGTAGCCCAACGTCTGTGTTAGATATTGGCTTCGGCCTTCCGGCGTTTCCTTCTGACCGAACTGCGAAGCTAGAAGCGAATAGCTTTCCTTCGCGTTGCCTTCCTTGAAGGTCTGCCAAGCACTGTCCGGCTTAAGCTCGGAAACCTTTTTCGTTTCCGTAAATAGATCGCGCATCCATTGGACAGCGCTCGCATACAGCGAAACAACCTTCACCCAAGCCGCGTACATTTCGACGCCAATTAAAGTCGTCAACGTCTTGGTGTCTGGCTTGAGATCGCCGGCTATAATCTTTTGCGCCTTTTCCATTTCAGCGCGAAGGCCGGCGGCGCGGTCAATGTCATCCTTGTTGATGATTTCGGACGCCTTGATAGCGTCCATCTGTCGCTTGACGTTGCGCAGAACTTCGGAGTCCTTGTCCAACGCATTCGCGAGCTTATCGCCAGCGATGGCGCGCATTGCTTCTTGCGCCGCAAGCTTCTCGTTTGCATCAAGCGCTTGTCGATAGAAGCTTTCAGCAGCGGCGTACCGCTCTTGATCGGTCGTTGAGCGTTTAAGCTCGTCAACGCCCGTGTTGCCCTTGAAGTTACCCCACTTAACAAGTTCGTCTAACCGGTTCGTTCCGGTCGTGCCGTCAAGCTTCGGCCGAAGCTGTTCATTCATGGTCTTGAGTGAGTCAACGAGAAGGTCAACTTTCACCTTCGCGTTGTTGGCGCCGATGATAAGCTTTTGGTAAAAGTCAGTGGAATTGTTGCCGGCTTCGTCGTTCAGCTTGTTGTAATCATCAATCTGTTTTTTGCCTAAGTCCCACGCTTCGCCAATCTTGTTGGGAATGAACATGAGAACGGCGCCGACAGCGCGAAACACAGCGGCGACGGCGTCAACAATCCAGCTTAAAACCGTCTTTAGCGCCTGAAACGCGGCATAGAGCAAGCCGACTTGTGCGGCTGTCTCTGTCCAGTAGTTCGAGCTATTGCCGGACGCGCGGTCTAGCTGCTTTTGATAGTTGTCATTCGCGGCCTGCGCTTGTCCGGTCGCGCCAGCGAGATCAAGAACCGCTTTTGTGGTTTTCTCGATTGCAACGCCGCTGGCAGCGATTACAATGCGTTTTACGATTTCGCTTGCAGCCAATGTCGCTATTCCTGGGTATCGGGGGGAGTGTCTTGTGCGGCCTTCTCGTTTTGGATGGCCACGAATTCGTCATCGATTGCCATGACGAAGGTTGCGAACGGATAGAGCGGGATTCCGTGGTCGCGCGCGTACTGACTTAGTGACGTGTAGTAAATGCGTCCCATGCCGCCCATCGCACCATAAAAGCGTTCATCGCGAAGAGCGGCCCATGCTTCGCGGTGTGTCCGCGACCATGCAGGCCATTCGGTATCTTCGGAGCGCTCTATGTTGGCGTAATGCGATGCGTCGGACTCCTCTTCGGCAAGCTCTGCCAAGAATGAGTCCGTTGCCTTTTGCTCTAATTCATAGCGGAGGGCGCTTCTTAGTTTTTTACAGCGTCTTCCGTGAATTCCGCTTCGACTGCCGCAACCTGCGTAGCCGCCCAAACAACCATCTTGGCGAGTTCGCGGCCGGCGGGGTCAGACAGGAAGTCTAGCGCTGTCTCGGCGTCGTATGCCGGTTCAATGCCCTTCCAATCGAAAAGGATATGCTTCGCGAGAAGCGTACCGATTTCGGCTTCGCGAATGTCCGGGGGAACGGACTTGTTCTTGTATTTGCGCGCCAATTTTTGCGACAGATGGTCAATCGCAATCTTATACGCGGGGGATTCAAGCGAGCGCACGCCGAGCGATACGCCTTCCCATTCGGGAATGTTGATATATTCGCCGTCGCGTTCGGCGGACAAGTCCACCTTGATAGAGTCGAGTTTAAGCATGGGAGTCCGGTGTTAAAGGAGGGAAGCGGACGGCATTGCGCCGTCCGCTGTTCGCTGCATGGTCACGGCCACAAGCCGCGTTTCGGACACCGATCCGATAGACCCAAAGCGAGGGGTAGTTATTCGAAGTATTCGAGGCGGTCCAGCACGATATGCGCCGCCGTCAACGTGTCGTAAGACGCCTGATAATCGAAATCGATCATAACGTCTGTGTCTTTGCCGGTCGCGTTCGGCGATCCGCCGCCGCGATATGTTGCGCGTGGCACCTGAAAGATGATTGCCTGTCCGGCCTTCTGGACGCGCGTGTTAATCGAACGCGCGACACCATTGTAGAAGGCTGTCAGTTCGGTATCACTTCCAAAGTACGTGGACATTTTGCCAGTGACTTTGCAGGAACCTTCGACCACGCCAACCGGCGCCGTCGAGTCAACAGCTTCAATCGTTCGCAGGTTGTTTTCCAGAACGAAGGTAACTTCCTTCGCCCAATTGGGACCAACCAGCGGAGAGCCGTTCACGCCGAGCCGGCCAACGTTCGCATTCGCCGCCATCACAAGGCCGGTTGTAGCCGGGTCCGGTGTGGCGCTAAGTGGCATCGTGGAATTGCCGCCGCCCATACCAACGAAAGCCACCTGTCCGGTGATTTTGTTCTTGCTGGTGATGGTATGCGTAAGCGTGTTTACCTGCATGCCGTTGTTGACGATGTAGGAAGGGACAGCCTGTCCAAGAAAGCCGCGCTCAATCGTCAGAGACGAAGCCGTGGTTCCGTTCTTGATCGTGTCGCCAAAGAATACCGAGATCGTCTTGCCGGTGCCGCTGTCCGTAGCCCAGCCAGCCGGGAGATTGTCTAGGGTCAACTTGCTTGCCGAGATCGCGACCACGCGGGCGAACGCAGCGGAGCGGGCGACAGAGCCGGCGGTAACCAGAAAGGCGAACTGCGTGGCATCCACTGTGCCGCCGATCTTCACCCACTGGCCAACTTTGAGGCCAAGCGTGGTAAAGTCCAGCGCCGTAGAGCCAAGGCCATCAGCGAGCGCCGTAAGGTCACCGGACGCACCTTGGAAGCCAACCACCTTAAGGCGGGCGGTCGCGGCCGGGGCAGTCTCGGCGACAAGGCCGGTAGCGCCGGCAATGGTCGTAGCCGTGGAAGCTGAAACGCGAAACGTCTGGTTGTTCGCCGAGTTGCCGAAGCCGGTAGCGCGAACCAGATGGCCAACCTTCACAGCGGCGCCGCCGGCCGACACGGCATAGGTTGCGGGCGTTGTGCCGGCGTCGGTAATGACGCTGTCCGCCACGCCGTCATTGAAAAAGACGGGGGCATTCGTCCAGGAATTGAAGAAAGCCGAGCGGAAGATTTCGGACAGGGGCGAATTGTCGTCGGGGAACGACAGCTCGTAATTGATGCCGCCGCTGGACGCCTGCATGTTCTTGATTGGATCGCCAAGCATGCGGTCCGGTCGAAGCTCATCAGAGTCGATATATTCAGGCGAGAACGAAAGAGACTCGCCGGTCACGCGCGCGATGCGCATGCGGGGATTGGCCGGCGTAACACCCGGCGTCACTTCGCGGACCATGGAGAGTTGAAGACGATTAGCGCTTGTAATTGTCGTGTTCCTTAAAAAGAAAAAGCCGCCCATCAAGGCGGCTTCTGCGGATTGAAATTTGCGAACGGCGCTAGGCGTCCATTCGTCTCCATTTGATGTAGACAGTTACCCGGTACCAAGAGCCGGTTTCGTTCTGTGTGGCGTTGTGAGCGCCGCCGCGACCGATGAAAGAGTCGCGAAATTCAAGGCTGTCGTTCAACAGCAGCAAACCGCGGAATTTATCGGCTAGTTGCTTTGCGTATCCGCGTGCAAGCGATGCGCCGGTACCGATTGGCACGAACACATGCAGCCATAAGACTCCCTCTTCGTCCCAACGGTTGTCCGCTTGGTTGCTTTCGCCAATTGACTGTTGAGCGTAGAGGGTGCCGGTTGTTTCGACGCCAACCCATCCGCCTTCAAGTGGCGGGGTGAAACGTTCGTTTTCCCAACGTACCGGTGTCGCAGTCCACGACGTATTCATGTACGCGCGGATAGCGTCGTAAACGGAATCGGAAGCCATTAATGAACAGTCTGTTTGATGCGTCGCCTAATCAGTAGGGACGGGACGCGCTCGTCATTCGAGGCGCGGGCATGCTTGCCGTAAGCAACAGAAATGTACTTCTCGGCGTTGATGGTGGAACGCAAATTGTATTCGGATTCGACTTGGTCGCCGTACTCTTGGTTCAATTCCCATTCCACAAGTTCGTAAACGCCGTTCTCGGCTTGTGGTGACTCGCCTTGCTCGATACGCAGCGCGTAGGGAAGTGGATTCAGGATGACGTATTCCATTGCGTCGGTTGGCACGTGATGGCCTTCCGGTATCTCAACGCCATCCGCGTAGAGTGTGTGAGCGCTGCGATACAGGCCAGAGCGGACCGGCGACAGTTCGCGTAAGCGGTTCATAGCGAACAGAATGGCGTCGTCGGTTACGTCGAATTCGTACTCAATGCGACCGTCCGGCTTTACCGCGTCTTCGATAGCGTTCAGGACGCCGTCAACGATGATCTGAACCGCGATATCGCGACCGATGATTGCCGCATTGCGCAGCATGATTTCGGTTTTCGTCTGCCGCGCGAAGGTCGCGATTTCCCGACTCTGTGCTTCCGGTGAAAGCGTGTCGTCAATCAACAACTGAATTTCGCGGTTGAAGTCCATTAGCCTTCTACCTGGATATCGAAAGCAACCAGAGACAGGCCGATGAATTTGGCATCAACCGATTGAATCGCTGTCCGCCGGCCATCGAACAAGATCAGGTCTTGCTTATCCGGCGGGCCGGGCCAGCCGGCGGCTTCAATGTCTCGATTTGAAATGGTGATTGTTGTTGAACCCTGCGAAACCGTCCCCATAAGCTGCGCTGGCGCGTATCCGCGAATGTGTCCGTATACGGTCACGTCTTCGTTGCTTGTGGTGTTGTCTGGATTCAACGTCATCCGGCGCAACGTCATTGGACGGCCAAGCCGTCGAAGGGCCGTCGCAAACGAGTTCGCCGCGTTCATTAGACAGATATATTCCGGTAAGGGGAGAGCAACGCGGCCACGTCGGCGGGCATGCCTTCATGGATATCGGCGCCGCCGAACAACGTATAACTGTAGGTGCCGAGCATGTTCTCGGATTTCACGGCAGGATCGCGCGTCGCGCTTCCGCGCAAGAGCTTCACCATAACCAGCGCAGCACGTGCCAGATTGACGGGAATCTTATCGGCGGGAAAACCCGCTTTGTAGTTCGCAACCAGAGACGTGAACCGCCAATGGCAGGACTTACCGTTGCTGATGCGATAGAGGATCGCGCTTCCGGGGTCTTGTTCGAATTCCACGTCTTCGGTAAGCGTCTCGCCATCTGCGGTAACCGAGATCAGTTCCGAGAGCGGGCTACGCGCCAGAACCAAGCCGTCAAGGTTGATGCCGCGACGATTGCGGAACGTCTCTGTTACCGTCTCTTCGACAAATACCCTGTCGCAATAGGCTTCGGCCGCTTGGCTTGCTGCCGTGATCCATACGGCAAGATTGCCGTCTTCCGTGGTGTCCGTAATGCCGAGTTCAGCTTTGACCGCCGCCAGCGTCGTTAGATCGTGGCTTGTTGCCGGGCTGTCGATTGTTAGAACGCTGTGCATTGGTATCCGGTTTTGTTAGGGGGATGGCTTGGACAAAGCCTTCGCGCTCAAGACCGGGGAAGAGAACCGCGACGACTTCGCGCTCTGTGCCGGCTTCGTACTGTTCAATGTTGATGCCATCCCCGCTGTACGGGAACGACTTGAGAATCTTTGCTTTCACTGCTTCGCCTGGACAAGTTGATTAGGGTGTGCGCTGTGGTCATAGCGCTCTTCGATTTCTTCGGCGGTTGGCGCTTCACGGTCCGTGAATGTCACCTTGCCGGTTTCGCTAATGGCAACGTTGACCATGTCGTAACCGTAAAGGGTGCAAGGCGGTTCGCACATGTCCATGAGCGAAGACTGATCAGTGATCGCTATTTGAATGCCGCGCGCCATCGCTTGGCCTATCCAGTATTCGACACAGCCGCGTCCCTTTTCCGCTTGATGCGAGTTCGCGTAAGTGAAGTCACAACCGAAAAAGCTTATCTTGGTCGCGCCATACCAAATCGCATGGGCAACAGCATATGCAGCCGTACTGTTGAAGTACGCCGAACCGAGAGTGTTTATTACGTCTTCAAGCGGGAATTCAACCAAGCCGGGGTAGCCATCAACCTTGCGGCTTGTAATGATGGGGCCGGGATGGGTTTTCAACCACTTGACCATGTTTGCGATGTTGCTTAGTGGCTTCGCTTCCGCGCGCGCCTCTTGGACTCGCAAGTCGTCCATATGAAAAATCTTATCGCACTGGAATACGTCGCCGAGCGCATTTATCGCCCAAACTTCATCACAGAAGGCGGACCGTCCGCCGAGCCGCTTAACGCGATCTGTGTACGCGTCCAGCGAGGGACCGAGTCCCAAAATCACAATGTGCATTCTCTCTCCAAAGCACTGAAAGAAAAGCGGCGGGTCGAAACCCGCCGCTTGATAGTCTTTAGGCAACCGGCGCGTTGGCCGGGCGTGCAAGAACAACGTCCGCACTAACCGGCGTGCCGGCTGTCGCTGTGGACTTGATCGAAGCCGAGACGTAACGCTTGGTACCAATGTAACCAACGCGCTTCGTAACGTTCATTGTGGTGCCGTCTACACGCGCCGCAGCAGGAATGCCGGCGGTCACTTCCGAGCCGATAAGGTCGGTGTCCGCAACAGAAGTCATGGCGCCTGTGGCGTCGCCTTCCTTCACGGTAAGGGTAAAGACAGCGGCGGCCGAAACAATCGCGCCGTAGCTGGCGATAATCTCGACACCCTGAAAGCCGAAGGTGTCAACCGGCTTACCGGCAACGCCGGTACCGGTCACGCCAACCGCGACGGGGGCGATAGTGCGCACAACAGACATGTTGTTGTGCAGGTCTTTGATAGCCATTCTAAAAGTTCACTCCGAAAGGAAAAAGAAAAAGGCGCCGCAGTGAGTGCGGCGCCTGAGTGTCAACCGGCGATTAGACCGAACACTTCAACTTTGCGAGCGCTTCCGACTGGACAACCTGACCGCCAACGCGCTTGCGCGCGCGATACAGAATCTGGCCAGTGTTGGCGATGGTGTACGGATCGCGGAGAACCGACAGCAACACGCGGTCAACGATGCGGTAACCCTTGTTGAAGTCACCAACGGCAATCGGCGTCGAGCCGGCCGCTTCGTTCGGCATGTCGGGAAGCTCAACGTAGGTAGCGCCGAGAATCGTATTCGGGACGTTGCCGGCGATACCGGGCTGCCAGAGATACTGGTTCTGAGTGTCCTTGAGCTTACGAACCGAGCCGAGAGTCTGGCGGTTCATAACCCACGTGGCGTTCTTCGCGTAAGCGGTCTTGAGGCCGTTGTAGAAAACGTTAATCAGGCCATCGGCCGTAACCGCCGCAGCGGCACCCGAATTGATCGAAGCAACGCCGGCATTGGTAAGGAAGCCTTCGGCTTCCAGCGAACCACCCGCACCAACAACGAATTCAGAGCCTTCCTTGACGGCGAACTGTTCCGAAAATTCCTGCATCATTTCGGCTTCGATGTTGAAGAACTGGTCTTCAATCATCTGTTCCGAGATATGCACTTCGGCGAACAGTTCCGGCGCAAAGATTTCCTGCATGCCAGTGGTGTAACCGGTCGTCTCGCTACGCTGGCCAAGCTCGCCAACGCGACGCGCGGCAAACGTGCCGGTGCGCTTCGGCAGCTTCAACGACTGAACGCCAATCGACGTAACGCGAGCAATCGAGCGAACCGGCGACATAAGAACGACGTTCTTGATAATGTCGGCCGCGAGGTCCGGGGGAGCGAGGTAGTAACCGCCGAGCGTGTCAACACCGGCCTGCAAGGTCTTGGTTTCAACCAGCGTCTTGCGCTCTGCATCCGTCAAACCGTGTTCGGTCTTGCGCAGATACGCACCAAACGCGGCCTTATACTCAGCGTCCTTCTGTTCCTTGGCGTCCACGTCGCGGCCGGCGCCGGGGCGCTTGAACTTAGCTTCGATGCGATCCAGCGTCTCGCGGAATTCCTTGACTTCGGCTTCCGCCTTCTCGGCGGCCTTCTGTGCAAGAGTCGCCTTCTGGTTGGCGTCTTCATGGCGGACAAGATCGGCTTCGATCTTCGCCAGCTTGGTTTCCGTGACGGTATCAGCCGCGCCGCGCTTCTCGATTTCCTTCAAGCGCGTTTCGTTGGTGTCCTTGAACGCCTCAAAGGCGGTCATGATTTCGGAAACCTTAGTCTCAATTACGTCTGTCAAAGTGTAGTACCTTATTTGGGATTGAAGATTGCAGCGGCCTTTTCAAGAAGGTCCGCCAAACGTTTTTCGCCGTCGTCTTCGTCCCGAAGGTCCGCGTGCGATTTGAATCCGCCCGAAGCAATCGCTTTGGCGGCGCTATTCGAAAAACCGCCTACGTCCCGTAGGAAGTTCTCAAAGTCTCGAATGGTTTTGATTTCGTCGGACGCCTTGACCGAAGTAACAGTCGCAAGCGTGTTGGCCGGGAAGGTCACAAGGGACACTTCATGGAGATCGACACCGGTAAGGGTGCGCCGCGCCTTGTCTGTCTTCGCGCCCATGACGAACTTGCGCGCGCGATAGCCGATAGACAGGCCGTTCAGCGCTGGACGCGGTGTCATCTTGAGAAGTGCGTAAGCTTCGGCGCCGCGTCGGGTATCGAGCGCCAACTTGCCCTCCATGCGGAGGCCGTTGTCGTCTTCGTCCATGGCGGTCCAGATGCCAATTGGCATCTTGTCCTCTACGGAGTCGCCGCCGTGCTGCAAAAGCATTGCAGGCCAAGCACCGGTACCGCTCTTCGCCTCTTGAAGTGTGCTTTTGAAAGCACCGGGCGCGACTACGTCACCATATGAATCGACATTGCCGAAAATTGAGCCGTAGCCGGCGAAGGTGCCGTCATCGGCACCCGGATTGAATTTGACTTCAAGGAACCCGCAACCAAGCCGGTTCATAGGCGCTTCCACTTCAAAAATGGTTTTAGGAGGGATGGACTCGATAGGACCAATGGGCCTATAAATGAGTCGGGGCCGATTCCCGGCCGCTTAGGAGAGCCAAAATGGCTGTTAAGTTCGAAGAACTGTCCGTTTCACAGCAAATCGCCGTCGAAGAGGTCGCGGAACAGGTTTTCAATGTCGCGATTGCAGACTCTTCAATCGATTACATGCAGGGAGAGCCGGGAGATTCACCGGTTAAGGTGAAGTGGCTTGCCATGTTGGCCGGCGACGCCTTCAAGCTCTATTTCGACTTCTATGAAGGCTACATCTTCCAAACGTCGGTCCAGCTACCGGCCGAACTGGCACTTGCGGCATGATGGGCGAGGTTGTTCAGGCGCTCATTCGGAACGGCGTTCCGATGATCCGTAAGACGTTCCCGGTACAGGAGCCTTGGAAGGTCACAATTACGAAGAGAGACCAGTTTTTCCGGCTTAATGGCAAGATTGTTTCCAGAAACTTCGCTGTCTATGTCGCGCGTTCCGGTGAAGTCGAAATAATCAACAAGACCTAAGAAAAAATAACAGAACGGCGTTGACTCAATAGGCCCAATGGGCCTATTGTTGTTTTGCAGACAGGGAGACGGGAAATGTTGAAGTCAGTTGTTAAGGCGCTGGTTCGGGAGATCGAAAACGGCTTGGAAGCCAAGGTCGGTCGGGGCCGGGTCAACGGCGCTTACATTCTCATCACGTCGCCTAAGTTCGAATTGTTCGTTTCGACGGGCAAGGGTGTTTGTTTCGAGATCAAGAACTAAACAAGAGAGGTTTTCAAATGTCCGCATTCGTCGTTTCCGACAAGCACATTTCGGCGCTGGTGTCTTACTGCGTTCTCAAGCGGGTTTCGTACTACTGGAACAAGGGCCGGGAAGTCATCAACGCGGATAACGCCAACGAGATCGCCCAAAAGCTCTATCAAGAGAACGTCAAGAGCGTGAACTATCGGTACAAGGAAGGTAGCAACGCGTCGCCGATGGCTTACCGGTTCTTCCTAACGGTCCCGAATGCCATTGGCATGATCAAGCTGGCGCAATGTCTCGATTACCAGTCTTGCGAAACCCCGGAATGGGCAGATTCGGAAGCCAAGGCGATCTTGCAGGCCATCATTGAAGACTGCATCCCCGCGTTGCCCGGTTACAACGAAGCAAAGTGGGCAATTGATTAAGAGTTCTTCGCCGAAGCGCCGCAACGCGGCGCTTAACGAAGCACTTTCGTTCGTTTAGAGTGGGTTCCAGAAGGAATCAGCCGTATGGCGCCACCGCGCAAACTGAAACAGACCGAGTCGGCCGTCCTGTTTGCCACACTGGCGGATAGGGCAGGGATTGAGACAGAAGAGCATGCGAGCGAGTATCTTGGCATCGCCAAGCGGACCGCTCGTCATTACCGGGCCGGGACTCGTGAGTGTCCCGAACCCGTTATTCGCCTTTTGCGTGCGATCATTAAGTTTGACATAGAGCCAGACGATTTGCTCTAAGACGGTTTACCCAAAGGAGGTAAACACATGGCAGAGCCAAAGTATGCGACGCTGGACGGAAACGCCGTTCGAATGACCGATCACGAAGCGATCTGGTGCGTTGACGGGGTTTGGACCGGGTTAGACAGCGCCGAGGCGAACCACAACGCGCGGCTGTTGAGCAAGGAAAAGTTTGAAGGAATGTTCCCTCAACTCCCGTCCTTGCCTAAAGCGTCTTTCCAGTCCGCTGAAAGCCGTTGATTGGCGCGCGCATAGAGTTCGCGTGATGCAGCTAACAGAGTCTCCCGTAGCGGATGACCCGCCGGGAGACTTCGTTCTCCAGAATACAGCTTATGCCCGCCGCCTTCGCTCTTCGCGTTGGCCATTTCGGGCGGCATGATCAGGACTTCGCCAATCTGGCCATTCGGGAACTTGACGTTAACGGCGCGGTCGAAGTAACCGGCGTTCGTCGTCTTGTAACCCTCATCCACAATCGGGAAATACTTCGCCAGACCCTTAACGACGGCGTCGGCAATGGCCGGTGACGCGACGTGGAAGGTTTGCCGGACAATGTCGTTAACGCCACCCGGCTTGCGGCCGGCGGCGACTTTCTCCATGGCCCGTTCAATCTTCTTAATCGGTGCCGTCTTCAATTTGGCGCCTGTCTCGGCGGCTACAGCGGCGCCGGCCGCGTCTAACCGCAACTTGTTGCCTTCGGCGCCCTTGTAAACGTCTGTCAGGCTACGCAGCGGGCTAGAGGCGATCCAAGATCGCTTTACGCTGGTCGCTTGCTCTACGCCGCTGCCCTTGACGCCGGGACCGCTGGCGAAGCGGCCCGACTCGTCATGGTTCGGGTTGTTCTTGCGGAAGACCGCGAGAGCTTCAAGAGCCTTCGCGGTCACCGGGTTATGGTCGTCCGCCGGGTCCGGTTCGTCGGCACCAGGCGAAGCCCCAAAGGGAGTCGTCGGGTCCGGCACCGGGGGCGGCTTCGGCAGCTCGTCGCCGCCGTCAATCGGGTTCAGGTCTTCAAGCTCACGGACTTCGTTCTTGGTCATCCAAGCCGTTTCGGGGCGGGCGCCGCCGAGAGCCTGTTGATAGAAGTTGCCGCGTGTCGTGGCGTCCGTCTTCAACATGGATTGCACGTTGAGGCGCATAACCAGTTTCGGGTCATCGTCCAAGATGACTCGATTGATTGTCTGTTCCCATCGCTGAACCCACGGCATAAGCGAGTGGGTGACGTGCGCGATAAAGAAGGACTCGGCGCTGGCGAACGTCGAAGTCTTGTCGCTGTGCATGACCAATTGCGGAAAGACCCGCATGGCCCGGCAAATCTCTTCGATCTGGAATCGGCGCGTTTCCAAATGCTGGCTGTCAACGCCAGTCATCGAAAGCGGCTTCCACTCGGCGTCTACGTCAAGAACAGCGGTCTTGAACCGGTTCGCGACGCCGCCTTGAAAGGCATTCCAAGCCGTCTTGAGGCGTTCGCGCGCCTTGTCGTCCAGTTTGCCTTTCACCGCGAGAACGCCGCCGGGCTGTGCGCCGTTGGCGTGCAAGCTGGCGTGTGTCTCTTCGGTCGCGATTGACAGGCCGATGGCTTCGCGGGCGGTCTGGACCATGTCCATGCCCTGATAGCCGTTCCACATGGGACCGCGTAAATGCAGCACGTCCCGGCCGTCCAGAACCATTGTCTTGCCGGCTAGGTCCGTGACGTAATAGTCAATCGTCCAGTCAGCATTTCGAACTAGCGAAACCTGATTAGGAACCAGCGGCAGAATCTCAATGATCTTGTTGCCTACGCGGTTGACGTAGGCGTATGCGTTGCCGAGCAAAACGGCGTGCATCGTCATCATTTCGCGAAACTCAAACGACGACATGAAGTCGTTGGGTTCGCACGCGAGAAGATGATAAAGCGGATGCGTCGTGTTAACGGTCTTGTTCAGGCCGTCGATATCAAAAAGCTTGACGGGTAGCTGTGCGATGCCTTCCGAGATCACGCGGGCGCACGCCAGAACGGTTGTTGTTCGCAGCGCCGTATCAACGTTGACGGTTACGCCGCTCTTCGCCGAGCGCGCCGGGAATAGTTCGGACCACGTTAGCGCAGACACGTCTGTAGCTTTCCGCTCTATGGCGGATGAAAACTTTTCAAAGATTCCCATTAAGCGGCTGGCCTTGTCTCGAATGCGTCAACCAGTGCGCAGAGAATTAGGAACATGCCGGCAACAACAAAGCCGGCTGGACGTGAGTATTGCTCAACACCAAAAGTGATTGACGCCATACCGGCCAAGCCAATTGCGTTCCGTGCAAGGGACCGAACGATTTTCATATATTCGAGTCCCTTACAGTATCAGCAGTTCGTCAGAGGAAAGGTAAGTGCCGCCGGTCTGGTCGCCTTTCAGCTTCAAGCCGAGCGCCATAATCAGCGCTACCGCGCCGTCAATTTTGTTTTCCGGTCGCTCTTTGCGGGGATAGACGTTTTCTTTCGCGTCATAGTGCCCAACGACATTGCCAATCATCCAGGCAAGGACCGGGTTCGCGTTGTGAGCGATGCCACCGGTACGCATAAGAGCGTCTAGCTCTTTCGTCGGTTCGGACATTGTCGAGACGACTTGGCGATATTCAACGACGTTGGCGCCGCCGCTCATGAGCGACGTAGACATTTGCGTTGACTGCCAAGGGTCGAAGGCGAGTTCTATAACGTCGTACTTGTCGAGATCGGCGCGGATATCGTCTTCGATTCTGTTGAAGTCGATAACGTCGCCGTCCGTGACTTGTATGTGTCCGCTGATTTGCCAGCCGTGGTAAGACGCGTTGCGAGTTTCTTCAATCGCCGCCTCTGGCACATAGAAACGCGGAAACGCGACAAGGCGCCCTTCGTCTTCGAATAGCAGCACGATAGCCGCAACGTCCACCTTCGACGCAAGGTCCGCCGCGATCCTACAGGGTTTGCCCGCGAAATCGTCAATGTTAAGCGTAGCATCGGCGCACCTATCCCATGCGCGCGTGTCGTACAGCGCTTGGTCGGTTTGAATCCAGACGTTCAGATGCTTGGTAAGAAATGCGGCTTGCGAAGCCGGCGACTGCATGGCCTTGCGGCACATTGCAGCGAGGTTTTCCGCTTCAACCGAAATGCCGTAATTCGGGTTTGCCTTGATCCATGTGGACTCGGCCGTCCAGTCGTCGCCGTCGTCAACCGTGTAGACGACGCCGAAGAACGAGTCATCTTCAACCGTGCCCTTAAGAATGTTCAGCACATAGGCGCGCTGTTCATAGGCAATCCCGGTCTTGTCGGAACCGGCCGTTGTGATCGACCAGAGCAACGATTGATCGCGCTTGCCGGCGCCCGTCTCGATAGCGTCGTAAACGTCGCGCGTGCGATGCGCATGCAGTTCGTCAATGAGTCCGAAGTGAACGTTCTTGCCGTCCAGCGAGTCTGCATCGCTCGATACGGCTTCGAAGAACGAAGCCGAAGACTGTTGCACAATGCGATGCGCCAGAACGTCAACGCCGAGCTTCCCGGTAAAGGCCGGGTTCTTGCGCGCCATCTGTTGCGCGATGCTAAAGGCAACCTTCGCCTGGTCGCGGATACGTGCGGCCGAATAGACTTCCGCGCCGCCTTCCTTGTCCGCCGCGAGCATGTAGAGCGCTGGCAGAACTGAAATCGTGGTCTTGCCGTTGCCGCGCGGCACTTCAATATAGGTGCGGCGGAAACGACGCTTGCCGTTGTGCTTCCATACCCAGCCGAAGACAACGGTTAGGATGAATGACTGCCATCCTTCAAGCGCAATGAACTGTCCTGCAAGCGGTCCCTTAACGTGAGTGAAGAGGCAACAGAACTTGCAGACGCGTTCGGCTAGTTCATAGTCGAAGCGATATGCCCAATCGGTTTTTTCAAGGTCGTCAAGGTGTCGTTGGCACGCTTGGCGGACGTATAGTCCGGCCGGAATAGTGCCAGCCACGACGCCACGACAATAGGCCAAGCCAGCTTCGACATGCGGGTAATCACTTGAATTCGTCAAAGTCCTTGGGGCCGTCTTCTTTGGCGCCCGGTGCTTTAATCTTGCTGCGTTCAGCCGGGCCGAAGCCGAGCTTGTTCAAGACCGTAATAAGTTGGGCTATGATTTTCGGGTCGCACACGCCACGCCGGAAATCGGCCATGTGTCGCGCCGCGATTTCTAAGAGGAACTTGTCGGCGTCTGTCAGCCAGAAGCCATGCAGAACCATTTCGTGCCAGATGCCGGCGGCTACTTCGCCGAGATAGTCCGGCGGATCGCCGGGCTTGCCGGTCGGTACCGGCTCATCATTGCGGGCGCGCTGCGGGTCTTTCTTGAAGGCGCCCGTAAGCTCTAAAACCGCCGTTGGCTTTCGTGGCCGGGCCATAAAAATAATTACCTGAAATCGGGAATCCCTATTGCGCGGGGGACTCTAAAAGAGTACACCTGTCTATGTAGAGAGACAGGACAGGCCAATGCTTTCCAACGAACAGATGAAGCCAAACCGGTTCGGCAAGTGGGCCGCAGCACGGAAGCGGGCCGCGAAGATCGCGGCGGCGTTCGATGCCGGCGCCGAGGTTTGGACTTGCACGATGACCAAGCGGACGAAGTACACCGCGAAGCACGCGTCAATGTTCAAGGCCGGCAAGGACGCGGTTTACGTCCAGCGCGGCAAGTCTTGGGACTGTCTGATTTTCACGCCGGTTTTTGTCGTCAACAAGCAAGGAGTCGTTGAACGTGTCTGAGATCACAAGCCACAAGGTCGGTACGTCGCGCGCCGGGGAGGGTACGCGTATCTGGTTGGAAGGCGCCCGCTTGATCGCGGTCGGCTTCACTCACAAGACGCCGGTTAAGCGCAAGTGGAAGGAAGGCAAGCTTATCTTGAAGACGATCACGGCCAAGGAATTTGAAGCGCTTGGCCGCGCCGAGCGGACGACGGTTGCGGGATCGAAGGAACGTCCTATTATCGACATCACGGGCGCCGCAGTTGCCGAGACTTTCCCGTCTGGCAAGGTCGCCGTATCGTGGTCCGAAGGCCGTATCGAGATCAAGGGAGTCGAATGACCGTTACCCGTCATCAGGTCCGCGCCGCGCGCGCTTTGCTGGACTGGACACAACCAGTTCTAGCGGAGCGCGCCGGCATTGCGCTGGCAACGTTGAAGCGATTCGAAAAGGGATTGCGTCAACCGGTGCCGGCGACGCTGGACGCTATCGTTAAGACGCTGGCCAAAGCCGGCATTGTCTTTACCGCGCACGGCCGAACAATCGGCGTTGCGATTAGCCTGATCAATCTGCCGAAGGACTCCGAATGACCGTAGTAACCCGGCCTATGATTGCCGCGCTACAGGCCGTAAGAACCGGATGTGTCTTCCGTGTGTATAACAAAAGCAACAACGTGCTTCGCGGACCGAAAGGCGTATCGTCCGTGACGCTCTGGCGTCTAGATCGCGCCGGATACATTACGGACGAGCGGGCAGAGCGCACGTTCCGATATAAGCAAGTGTTGACACCAGCCGGAGAGGCCGCGCTGAAAGAGAATAGCGGCAAGCCGGATTAAGACCTAACCGGAAACCGAAAAACGATTGTAGCGCCGTCCAGTGTGTGCATCACATGGGCGGCGTCTTTGTATCTGATGACGCTTTCAATGCGTCCAGCGCCGCGACAAGCCCGGCAATAGGGCTGCAAATCCGGTTTCCCGTAACACGTCTTGCATGTCTCAGAACCGTTGTAATCGTTCATGTTCCAAGACTCTCCATTTTGCGGACGTGTAACTTTTCCTCCCGGCCGGTGCGGACCCCTAAATGCCTAGAGATTAACGGCCCCCCTGCCGTGTGTGGAAATCAGAACAGTAAAACAACAACGCAAAGCCTATTGCGATGACGATAAGATCATTAATCAATATCGATATCCCTTCATGCCATGTCGTTTGTTGTCGCATGTCCTGCATAGCATGCGCAGGTTATGCAATGCGTCCTGTCCACCTTCCTTGCGCTCTACTCTGTGATCGCAAACAAGTGTAGTACCGAAGCCTCTGTCATGCGTGCTGCAATCGGGTGACGTGCATCTGTAGTTATCACGTCGCATGCATGCAGCACGTAAGCCGCGCCACTCAGAGCTAGAATAATATGGCTCTGTTTTCTTACGTGGCGCGGCTCTATGTGTAGCAGGTACGAATGAGGGTGGACGCTTAGGCAACGTCGCCGTCTGTCTGCGGCGTTTCTGGCGTAAAGCCAGCCTTTCGCGAACGAAAGTCGCTCATTGAAACAACATTGTCCTTTGTCTCAAGTGGCGCTGCATCTGGATAGCGTTCAGACAGGCGGAATGCACGTGAGGGGACAGCCAGGAATAGCACTGGTCCGCCGTCACTGTTCACAATCTGCACATTCTGTGCGCCTAGCATCTGCGTATCGCCAACCCATACAGTAATTCGGCCGTCTGGCTCACGTACTACTGTGGTTGTGATTGCATCTGCCATGTTTCACGCCTTGCCGTTAAACAGCCATGGGGAAACGTACTTCGTCCAGAGGGTAGGGCCGAAGTAACCGACAGCGACGCCGATAATAAATCCGATCAAGGTTTCTCTCTCCTTAGTGATAGCAGGGGACGGGGCGATTCCAACCAACGGCGTCGCGTAGACGCTGCATGATGCGTTCAATCAACGTCATCATGCGGACTCTTCGATGTAGAAGGTATCGAACAGCGCTGCGACGGATCGCATAACGCGAAGCACTGACTTATTGTCGGGCAGTGCTTCGAGAATTGCCGAAATTTCCGCAACGGCGTCGCCTTCGTTGAGCGCAACCGCTTCTTTCTGTGCTTTGGCCATAATCTCTCCTATGGGGTTGGTGTAGTTCTCTCCGATTGGGTCGCCGGCCGGGGCGAACGTGGCAAACGGTTGGGGAAACCAAGCCACTCGCAACACCGGCCGGCGTCGGCGCGCGGGAGAGACGCGCGCGCGAAGATCATGCAGCTAGAGCGAGCGACATTTGATTGTCATTCGCTGCAACAGGCATGGTCCATTGTTCGGCTATCGCATCTGCGATGCCATCATACGTCTTCGAACGAAGCTTCCAGCGATCCTTTGAAGGACCAAGCCGGTTCTGTCCGCTATCAGTCTGGTTCGCCCAACGCTCTACTAACTTGCCGTTATGCATGACCATACGTCCAGGAACACGTTTGGCGGGGTCAATAACGAGCTTGGGAAGACCTTTCAGCCATAGACACGTCGCTTTGCTTGCGTCGTCGCCGAACTGGTAAGGCTGAATTATTTGATCGGGCTTGCGCACCTGTGTTGATATGCAAGAGATCGGATTTTCAATCGCGATCTTGGGGATTGGTGCATTCATCAATGCACGCACGAAATCGAGCGCGTCCAGCGTCTTCGCTTGGCGCTCTGGATTGTTCTTGTTTCGAAACAGGCCGGCGACTGTCAGATAGGTGCAAGGCGGGTGAAATATGCCCATATCCCAACTATCATCTAGCAAGCCGATTACGTCACCCATGATATGATATGGGCTGTCGTCGTCGGAACGGATGATATCGCAGCTATAAGCCGCGTGTCCCATCTTGCGCAGACGCGATCTAATCGCGCCGCTGTATTCGCATCCGACTAGGATACGCATGCAAGCACGCACAAAAAAGCCGCCGTGAGAACCACGACGGCAACGCCCATTCTGATATGCATTCGCGACTCTCTCCAATCGCTATTATGTTCGGCTAGACCACTCGCCACCCATCGCCGAATTGCACGGCGCCAAAGCCTTGTCCGTCTGCCGAGATCGCTATACGCAATCGCGTATAATCGAGGGATATGCGCAATCGCGTATAATCGGGGGATTATTATACGCTATCGCATATATGTAGTTGGTGCTGTGTGATGGACTTGAACCACCAACCGACGCGTTACAAATGCGTTGCTCTTCCAGTATTGAGCTAACACAGCGAAAATGGCCGAGCGCGCAAGGTCCGTAGTCTTGCGTCTGTAAACCCTGCTATGCGGCGGGTTGCTCGATATTACGTCTTGTCGCCGCTCTTCTCGATTACGCACGTGGCGCCGGCAATGAATGTGCCATCCACTGCGGCAATGCGGTTCGTAAGTTCAGCGGCTTTGCCGATACACTCGGCGACAGTGGGAATCTCTGTTCGCTCAACAAACGGTTCGGGCTGTCCAGGTATGAGAACCATAAGCACCAGAAAGATTTTGAGCATGACAGAATCCAATAGGGAGCGAACCGGCTTCGTCGCAAAGCCGGCGCGCGTTCGTTCGTCCGTCCTATAACCGCGACGGCGGCGAACTAATCTGGTTCGAAGTTGTCATTCGCTGGACGTTCCACGCGCACCGAGCGGCGTTTAATGAACGTATCAACAGCGACGACGTTGTGATGGCCAAAGCCATTTTCGCCCGGCTCTGAGCCATAGGGGCGGGGAAGGCGAGGCGATTCAATCGCGGCCTTAAGAACGGGATGCATAAATGACCAAACAAAAACGGGTCCGGCTGGAATGCCGAACCCGTTCAAAACTGAAAGACGGAAACAATGAACGCAAAGGAAATGGGCCGAACCCAATTCGTACCCATACTTATAGACTACCCCGAACAGTTAACTTTCTCAACTCTGTTCAGGTTATTTTGTGTAGCCGTAGTGTTTGGCCAGAAGAAACAGGCCAGCGGTGAAGCGCTCGATTGCCACGGCCCGGCACGCCTGCGCTGTGCTGGTCCCTGTCACCTTGGCGCCGATACCGACTAGGTCGGTTTGATCTTCCAAGATGATCAGTTCAACGACTTCCCGATATTTCTTCCCGATGGCTTCACGCGCTTGTCGATAGCTGGCACGTGCCACGGCGCTCTTGTGGCTGGCTGGCATCTGACTGGCACCACCACCGCCGCCACCTGTCACAGCGCCATAGTCGATTGCGCCAAGGTTGGACATTTGCGAGCCGTACCAGTCGGCATAGTATTTTTCACCGGCCATGAACATTGCGGCGTTGATGTTCGTATCCGGGTATAGCTGGTTCTTGCTGGCCAGCTTGTGCAACAAGCCGTCTTGGAAGTGCCGGACGCCGTCGATAATGACGCTGTTGTCATTGGCGTGTGCAAGGCGCTCTGGCGTGGCGTCGTTCTCGATAATTTGAGCCGGTTCAGACATTCGCTTCCTTTGCGCGTGAAATTAGCCAATCGATGTATGCGAAGCATTGTTTTTCGGTGCGGCGGGAACCCTGCCAAACACCGTCAACATAGATATCCCAACACTGTATTTTTTTATCAACAATGACAGAGACCAGTGTTCCGCCAGTCATGTCTAATTCCTTCTTTCTCGATAGTTCTTCGCCCATCGGGCCGTGTCGCCGAGATTCTTGATCGCTTGCGGACTGACAAAGAACTGTCCGCGCTTCCACGTCTTGCCGGCTGTTTCACCTGTCGTGAAGGCGATTAGCCGGTATTCGTCTTGCCCCATCACATGCAAAAGCTTTTCCCATTTGTCAGGGGCGAAGCGGCCGGGGATATCCATGTATCGCCAGCCCTTGGCTTTGAGATCGGGCGGGACAGCTTTTTGCAGTTCAGCATCAATCGCTTTGTGCAACGCTGCTCTTTCTTCACGCGTCATGACTCGAAGCTCTGTTCGCGTAAGATGGATTGTTCGTCTGCATAGCGGACCAGTTCTTCAAGCCAGTCGGGCGGCAAGTCGTCATCAGCCAACAATCGGACCGTGGCGCCCGTGCAAGGCCACCATGGCAAAAGCATTTCCTCTTGCTTGGTTCGGCCGCGTGCCCAAACGTTACCGCCTACGCGCTCAATGACTATCATAGCCAAGAATCTCCCCTATCGTGTGTTCGCGGTCTTTGGTGCCGTCTTGAACATGCCAAACGCCGCCGGTCATGGCGGGAGGCAACACAGCAATGGCTTTCTGGCTATCGAAGCGTAATAGCGCGGCGATGCCATTTTCAGCAACTTTGTTCAGATAGATTTTCAGCGCCGGGTGATCGTGGATGGATCGAAAGCGAGCCGGGTCAACCCATACCTGGACGACTTCAATGCGATGCTCTTCACCGGTTTCGTTGTCCTGTGCCATGACGAAATCGGGCATCAGGTCCACGACGTAGCCAGACCGATCGGGGCGGGGGAGGTCGATAGCTTCCGGGTCCACAAGCCAGCGACAGGACCAGAGCTTGCAGCTATTGGGCATCACCGGGGAGGCATAGACCGTGCATCCGCGCTTGAACTTGATAAAGCGGCAGTTCTGGCCAGCGAGCTTATCCAGTTCACGCACGGGCAACAGCCGGCAACACAGCGTACAGTCACCGCACTGTCTCATAGCCAAACCTCAACGATATGTGCTTCGTCGCTGGCAGCACGTGACATGCAGACGAGGCCAACCGGAATAACGTTGCGAGCCTGTGCGAGCGTGTCGCCTACCCAAACTTCATCGGTCGGCGTATCGAGGATAAACTTTCGAACAACAAACTTCCCCGGATAATCAACCGGGGAGTTGTAAATCGTGTAGAGCGGCAACATTGGTTGAAATCTTTCCCTAAAATCGGTACGCGAAATTACCGATTTCGGGGTCTAGTGCAACGTGCGTTTTGCCCATTCGCGGTAAATGGCCAGAGAGAGCCGTACAGCCTCTTCCGGCGTGTCCGCCTTAACTACCCTCACGTCGAAGCCGTAACCGCGTAGGCGGTCATGTCTGGTGATCTGTGCGGCATTCAAACGGCCACCCTTGGCCTTGTATTCGATCAAGCCGAGAAATGGACCGGGGAAGTACAATCTAAGGTCCGGTTCGCCTTGTTCTAAACCTGTGAGTTTAGCAATGCCCGCTTGGCTCTTCGAGGTCTGCAAGCCGCCCATGTCACCGGCAAGCAAGAAATCGTGGCCGGCGTCTTGAAGCTTATGGAATTCCGATACGCAGGCCGCTTGCAATCGCCATTCGGGTATCCGGTGTTCTTTCGGTTCTTCCTTCGGTGCGAACCACGCGCGGCGGGTTGTTGGGTTTTCTCGCGTATATAAACTATCTCGCATAAGTTCCTTCTAAATATAGGGATAAATATATATGACCAACAATAACATAAAACCTACCTAAGTATCTGATATCACAGCGGTAGGTTTTTGTTTTCGGCCTGACAATAACCTAACAACAACCCCCTTGGCCTGTAGGGGTTTCGGAGTTGTTGCCGGGGTAATTGTCAGGGTTGTTGTCAAAACGAACTGGTGTCGATTGACGGGCTGCTATCGAACGTTGGAGACGGCGACGAGTCATAGTTCGATGACGAAGACGAAGACGATTCATAGGTCGTCGTTGTCGTGGTGTCTGGCGTCGTCTCGGCGCGCGCCGGTTCGCTGGACTGGTGCATAGACGCGCCGATCACAGCGCCCATGGAAAACCCGTGTACGGGGCTAATGGGCAACCCGGTTGCCATACCCACGGCAAAGCCGGCCATGTCGAAGCCGCTATCGGCCGGGGGCGATGCTGATGCTTCGGCCGGCGCCGAGTTGTCGCGCGGTCGCTGGCAATGCAGACACCGCGAACGGAAGAGGGTTGTGCGACGGCAGTTGGGACACTTGAACATTTGACTTCCTTTCAGGACAAGCAGACAGCGAGAAAACAGAGGAACGCAACGCAGGCCAGAACGTCGATAAGGAACGACACTCGGCGTTCGTTGTCGTCCATCGCATCCCATGTTTCGCCCCATTCCTTATGATGGGGACGAGCGACGCGGGGAATCCAAGTGGGAAGCTTCATGCGGTCACCATGCTCTGACCGCGCGGCGTCAACTCAAAGTCACCGCGACAGCCGCAATTGCACCCATCGACCAGATTGCGGCGCATAAGCATGCGCATCTTCGCGAGTCCGAGCTTCGGCGGCGTATTCACCGGCATGGCATTAAGAACGCTTGCGGGGTGATCGGTCCACCAATTAGCCCAACGGCCGTTTAGCGACGCGAGAAACTGGATAATCGGTTGGTCTGGAATGTCCTTGCACTTCACGGGTGAAACCTCCCATAGCTGCCAACGTGCCACGTGTTCACATGGTCAACGGCTTCGACATAGCCGGCGCGCACCATCCACGGCAGAAACGAGTCCGGGTCCGGTTCGGCGTTGTACCATGTGCCGTTCTCTGGCGTGTACTGTGTGACGTACTCTTGCACCAAGGCGCGCTTGGTCGCGTCCCGCAACATGCGTACCGGTGCCGCTGTGCTGAAATCGCTGTACTCGCCTTGCTCGATAACGAGCAATGACCCGGCGGGCAGGGTGTCTGACAGGTCTACTGTGTTCATTTGTCCGCCTTTCTGCCGCCTTTAGCCGTCGCGCCGGTCCCGGTTGATGGTTTGCTACCGCGCTCTTGAATGAGCTTCGCCAATTCTTTCAAGGCTTCGTCTTTTGTCATGCCGCTTCCCTTGCAAAATATCGAATTCCTGGGCGCCCGCCCTTTGTGCCGTTGGACAGCTTCGTCTCAATCTGTTCGGACGTTTCTAGCCACTTGATAGCGCCGTCATACTCGTTCGGCTTGGCTTGCTTGATGCCGGCCTTGCGCATCAACTGAGATCGCGCGATTCCTTCGTCACCAGCCGATGCGATGTTGCTCAAGATTACTTTGTGAAGCGCTTCGAAGTCAGAGCCGGACAGATGTTCGCGCACGCCTTCATCGATCATATCAATGGACTTTTGCACGATGGCATAAGCCCATTCGATATCGTCCACTTCAATGCGCGGCGTCGTCGGTTCGCGTGAGATCGCGCGAATGGTCGCGTACTTCAATGTCTGTTCGGCCGTGCGGCCGACGATACCTTCGAATTCCGGCCGCTCGTCCATAAATGACAATTGCCACTCTTCAATGCCCTTCCACTTCGCCTTTGCCTCTGATGACCAGCCGGCGGCGTACATTTCAGGTTGCGACTTGGGATCGCGAATGGCGGCGTTGTTGAATTGCCCCATCTTCGGCGCTGCGGTGATCTGGTCGTTAATCAGGCCGATTAGCGCCTGTGGCGGCTTCAAAATGGATCTTCCGTCCTTGCGCGGCGGACGCTTGTTCGCGACGACAAGCGTAAGGCGAGCAAGAAAGCCGTCCTTCAAATTCGACTCTGTGATGCCTTCGTAAAAGTCCATCGGCGTAGAGAAGCCGATAAGCGAGACAGTCGGATACCAAACCGGGTCGCCGCTGCTATCCTGCTTTTCGTCCGCCTTCTCTTTGCCAGTCCATAGACCATTTGAACGGCTGAACAGTTCAAGCAACGACTTGCGCACCGAGCGGGACCACGCGGCGCCGTTCTTCGCGTTCATGGATTGGAAGACTGCGCCGATTTCATCCCATGGCATGACGAACGACGGCCGGCGACGCACAATCTTTTCAATCGCGGAATCGCTGGTTACTTCGTTCGGTCCGATCAACCATGGAAGCTTTGCCATGTGGCCAAGCATTTCAACGCACTTGCGCGGGTGATCCTTGCCGAAGCCGGGACCGGCAACGCCAACCAGGTAAGTGTTCAAGCCAAGGTCGGTTGGTGTCACATAGCGCCGGCCGTAGAACGCCGACAGGAAGCCAATCGCGCCGATGGTCGCAAACTCTGGCACTGGCACGCGGGACGTATCGAGAATCCACTTTGTCAGTTCGCCGAGCAATCCGCCTTGTTCGCGATAGTCGAAAGGGTCCAGCCCTTGCGCCTTGCGCGGTGCGTTCACGGTCGGGTCACGCCTAACCGGCTCTATCGGCTCTTCCGTGTCCATAGGTTCGGGGGCAACCAGCGGCTTTTCAATAGGCGCCGCCTTCGCCTTGGCACGCGCAACGAAGCCGGCCACGTCGAAGTCATCGCTAGGCCGTTCAAAGCCGAGCTGTTCAACAAGCCATTTCGTTGCGCTGTAGAGATCGGCCCGCGATGCCTGCATAACGACGTTGATCGCCGTGTGCGTTTCGTTGTTACCCCAATCGGTAATGCCGTCCTTATGAAACGACAGGTTGGCATTTTCGACGCCGCGCCATTCGGCAACAGCACGGTAACCGCCGCCGCTCTTGCGCGTGTCTGGCAGACGCAACGCCGGCACCCACTTATCGAGGTTCAACAGAGCGGTTTCGTTGACTTCACGCCAAAGCGTGTCGCCGTCGCCTTCCTGCAAGGCGCGGTTCTCGGCGGGTTCATAGCCGTATGGCGCCAGAGCTTCGGCGATCAACTCGGCGATATTGTCGGGAAGCACGGGCAGGGAGTCGATATCGGTATTCAAGAGCGTGTCGCTCGATACCCACGCATACGGGCGCCCGGTTGTCGGGTGAAGCGTCGGGGGCAAGACCGTTTGCCGGCCATGGCAGAGCAAATCAACGATCCTATCGCCGTTGACGCTGAACGGCGCCGAGACAATGGCCGGCGATCCGCGATAGAACGCGCTGAAACCCTTAGCGCCGCGCTTCTTAACTTCGCTGTCTGGCAGGACCGATAGAACGGCGCCCATGAGGTCGCCGTCGTCTGTGTCGATATCGATAACCTTCAACTGGTGATCTAGCGCGACGCATACGCCGGCTTCCGGCCATTTGCTCCATATGTCGGTTTCGATTGCGGTTGGTAATCGATCACAGAACCGTTGCCAGTCGCTCGTTCCGTACCAGTTCTTCATTGAGTAAATGCCCGGCCGTTTAGAGCCGGGCAAAATCGGGATTGCGCTGTAACCGTTGTCTACGAGTCTTGCGCCTGCACTGGCGTAGGGAGAGTCAATCACTGTCTTCCAATTCATATCGCGTTGCGTTGCCGTCTTTGATTTCGATTATGTGCATCTGAAATGCGCTCAAGAGGGCGGCGATAATGTCGGCGTGTCTGTGTTGGGGGACTTGGTCGAGCGAGACGATTTCGCGCGATGCGTCTGCTTCTGTCTGTGGTTTTCCCATCGTGCTTCCAAATGCTCCAATGTCATTCTTGCCCATGCGGCGTCCGCTTGCGTCACCGCTTCGATTTCTTGGCCGTCCAGGTCAACGCGCATTGCACCCATAACCAGCGCGTCTTGATACTTGCGCCCATGGACGTAGTCGCGAATAGCGGCGCCGATAAGTAGCGGGTCAAGGTCTGGCGCCGCCGAGATCACGGCTTGTCGAATACCCTTCGCCAGCGGGAGCTTGTCGGCGCGCTTCGGCATGAAGCACTTGGGAAAGCGAGCAACCAGCGTTTCGCGCATCTTCTGAACGGGGGACGACGGATTAGGCATTGTTCAATTCCCTGATAATCGAGTCCCATACGCCGGGACGGGTGGACGGCTCATAAGCGAATTCGGTGCTACACTTGCGGCAACGCCAAGCCATCGGCGTTGCAAACCAATCTATGATTTGGATTTGTTGGCCTTCGTAACAGGCCGGACACGGGGGAACGTCACCCCGTGCCAGTGAGAGCCGCTTACCGGCTTCCGCTACAGCGGCTTCCCACTCAGGCGGCAGAACCGCCACTATTTATTCCGCTCTTGGCGAAATTCCGCGAGAGCGTTTGAAAGATCGAAGCCGGGGGGTAGCGGCGTCGCTTCAAGCCATGCTTGAAAGTCTTCCATATCCTTGTTTGGATCATGCTTCGCAATGTTTGCGTCTCCAATTGCCCCCATTGGTAGGGAAACGGTCTTCATCTTATGAAGATGCGCAACGGTGCCGTCGAATACCCAATTAAAATCTGTGTCGTTTGACTCGGCGAAGAGTCGGCACCATGCAACGAATGACAGACACAGCGCGTTCATTGCATCGATAGACCTCTTGTTCTGTAAAGCGTCCAGAACGTCGTTTGACGTAGCAAGAACGGAATTGGAAATCTGCGAATGTGAAGTGGTGTTCGTTGTCATATCAAAACGTCTCCTTAAGTTCGTTGAAATTGTTCTTCATCGTGACTTCGTAACCAGCCATGAACTTGACGAATACTTCGAAGAACTGGTCTTCGTTCAGCTTGGCGAGGTCGGTTTGCCCGACTTTGTCGAGGTAGGCGCCAGCCGCGAACGCGCCTTCAACAAGCGCCTTCTGTTCGAATACGTCCATGTCGCGCGTCTTCATTTTGTACGCGGCCTTTCCGTGCGGTAAGTCTTCGAGACATAGCCAACGCACCGGGTGACGGTCCGATGGCGCGTATCCCATGTTGTCGTGACGGCGCTTGCAGATGAAGCAAACACCAATCGGGTTAAGCGGCGGCGGCGAACGTCTCGGCGGGCGCGTTGTCGTTCGCTGCGGTTGGGGCTGCATGCTGTTTCCAGTCAAACCACTTGATGACGGGCGCGCCTTCATGGCGCTTGTCCCAAACGAACCATGCGTGACACACGGCAGACGAAGACTTCGGCCCTTCCCATCCGTCCCGGTGCATCATGGGCAACCGGCGCGAAGACACATGGACGCGAGCGAGCGGGGCGGCTTCGAACCATGGCTTGCGCGCCATGCCTTCCAGGAATGCGAGCCGTAGCAGCATGGCGACATATGGCGCTTGTGTAAGTGCCTTATCGACAAACTCGCGAGCGAGCTTGTACGGCGGGTTCGTCACTATGGCGTCAAAGCTGTAGTTGGGGCCGGTTAGGTAGTCGCCAATCAATGTGTCCCTGACTCCACGGTCCACAACGTCCATACCGAGAACGGGGTAACCGGCGTTCAGCAGAACGCGGGATATCGCGCCATCGCCAATCGCTGGTTCGCCGATCACGGCGCCCTTGTGCGGAAGCCATTTGTCTTCGATGGCCAGCAAGGACTCTGTGGCTTCTCGCGGCGTCGCGTAGAAGTCGTGTCCCCTGTCGCTGTGCGAATGACTGCCAACGCCGCAAACGGTTGTCATGCCGACTCCTTGATATCTTCCAATGATGTGATTTCGCGGCGCACGATCTGCATGACCGCGTCCGCCATGGCGTCGCGTTCTATGGTCGTGTCGCATTCGGTTTGGATGACGCGCGCCAGCAATACGGAAAGCGTATACAGGCCGTCCCCGT